GCTTCGGCATGGATAATGAGTTATTAAAAATCAATCTTTATGCAGACAATTTGACTTATGAACTAAAGGACAATGTGCAATATGTGGCTGTAAAGAAAAAGTTTGTTGATTTCAATGACGTCGACAGATTTGATTGCACTGTGTATCAATCAACTTCTAGTGCGCCGTCTTCCAGGTCGTATATTGCCGCTCCATCAAATGTAATTTACCATGGCGCAACATATGAATGTGAAGCTATCTTTCCAAAGAAGTTTGAAGTGGATTCGAATTTGTATTTTGAGACTCCATTTACAATTACATCAATTTATGGAGCTCATACAGCAGAGTGCTTTGAGGGAAGCAATAAAGAATGGGACATTCCAGACCATGGCAATTTTCAGGTGTATGCTGTACGTCCGTACTTGGAATCAAAAGAATGTTATTTCATGCTTAGTGGAACTGCTGGGGCAATGTTGCCAGAGCTTACGAGTAGTATTTTTCGTGATGTTTATGATAATAATCGCTGGCTATTTGCAGTTAGAGTTAAACCTCTTTCGTATCCATGGGCTGATGGCGCAAGTGGGAGTGCCAATAATGCATTTACTGTAGAATTTTCTGGATATAATAGCGTAGTAGATATTATAAATAATAGTTTTAGCATGTCAGGAACTATTACAAAAGCGGCTGGAGAAGCGTTTATGACCGCTCCGAAGAGGTTCTTTGTTGGAGCTCACAGACAGAATTTCACTGGTTCTGTGAGAGAATATTCTGATGCAAAAGTGAGCGATTTGAAAGTTTGGGCAAAATACTTGTCTGATGAGGAATTGGTTGTGCATGCAAAAGACGCTTCCAATTTTGGCACGACGCATCCCTACAGGAATGCATATCTTTCGGAAATTTCACGTAGTTTTGGCGTGGGATACTAATATGCATGGAATATATAAAATAACCAACAAGGTCAATGGAAAAATTTATGTTGGGAGTTCTATTAATGTTTTTAATCGATGGCGAGTTCATAAATGTTGTTTAATAAACAATGAACATCATTCTATTTTATTGCAAAGAGCCTGGAATAGACATGGCGAACAAAATTTTGTTTTTGAAGTCGTTGAAGAGGTTTCCAAGAAGGAAAAACTTATCGAAAGAGAGCAACATTATTTAGACGTTTTAAAACCTGAATATAATATTTGTAAAATAGCTGGAAATACTTTAGGGTTCAAACATTCGGAAGAAGCCAAACAAAAAATATCTGCTTCGTTGAAAGGCGAAAAAAATCATAATTTTGGCAAACATCGTTCTGAAGAAGCCAGACAAAAATTGTCTGAGGCACAAAAAGGCGAAAAAAATCATAATTTTGGCAAACATCGTTCTGAAGAAACTAAACAGAAAATATCTGAAGCTTTAACGGGTGAAAAACATCCTTTTTATGGTAAAACATTTTCCGAAGAACATAGACAAAAATTGTCAGAATCGAAAAAAGGAAAATATCCATCGGAAGAAACTAAACAGAAAATGTCAGAAGCAAAAAAAGGCGAAAATAATATTTCTTCGAAACTGATGTTAAAACAGGTTTACGAGATAAGAGAAAAATATATTCCAAAGATTTATTCTTACGGGAAACTTGCAAAAGAATATGGTGTTACGAAAAGAGCAATCATAAACATTGTTCAGAACAAAACTTGGAAACAATAACTAATAATTTAATTTGTCATTTGTTTTGTAATTAATAGTTGATATACCGATGCATCTTTCGAATTCCTTTATTGGCCTAGGTCCTTCTGCAAGCGTCTCTAGTATAATGCCTCTCAATGAGGGCGCTGTTCGCGTTTTCTTTACGCGACAAATGAGCGCGTCCGCTCTTTTTAACGCAACTGGAAGCTATTCTGTGACGCCTGATGGAGGTTCTATTCCTCTATCAGTAATTGCAACCTCGGCAGAGGCGATTACATACCCAACTTATATTGACCTGTCGTTCAATACAGAAATGACAAATGGAAGTTCGAATTATACACTAGACATTGTTTCTGGTACGACGGATTATCAAGGAAACAATTTATCGCCTCTTTCGTATGACTTTTCTGGCTATGGCACGCCCCCGTATCTTGACGACGTGTACGTCCCCAATTCTTTGCTTGGAAGTACAAACGACAATATTACATTTAAGATTTTAGATGCTGGTTCGCAAGTTGATAGCGGCTCTATCAATATTTCGATTTCACAAGGAACTGGTTCGGCACAAAGTGCTTTTGTTTCTGGTTCATTTATCGCTCCATTTAATGGTCCAAGTTCATCCATCTCTCCATTCGAAACGGGATATTCGATAGTAATTGATCCATCTGGTTCTCTTACTTATGAAGTTACATTATTTGTAACTGCGCAAGATACTTCATATAATCTTCTATCTGCTTCTTTTTCATCTTGCGAAGATACTCTTTTGACGCCAAGGAAAATCATAGAAGTTCCAGAAATGGAAACTTTATTGCTTCACTGGAACTTTGAGAGCGTTACGGGTTCTGGCAATAGCAGCGACGGTTTGCCAACAACATCAGATGCAAAATTTATCGTAGAGGACATTTCTTCTGGTTCATTAACGTTAACAAACAGATACGAATGGCTCGGACCACTTCGCTATCATCAATATCCAGGAGTCGGAGATTTCTTTTTACCGTATGACATTGACGCTATAAACGTCGAATATATTCCTTCAGCAAAACAACTTCCACCAGAAGTTTTGAATAGTGCAAATATGGTGGAAATCAGAGATTCCGACGATACAACCTTTACGCGCGATACTAGGCCGATAAAGTATGTATATTCTATTGAAAAAAGTCCTTATGCGATTGTAACTGATGAAATACTCAAAATTTTTGCAACTATAAAAGATTTCAATAATTTAATTGGAGAGCCAGTTAATCGATATCGGCAAGAATATAAATCACTGGAAAAATTACGAAATCTTTATTTCGAAAGAATTGGCAATTCTACAATTGATTTTGAAAAATTTGTCGACTACTACAAATGGTTTGATAGCAGCATTTCTCTAATGTTGCAACAACTTATACCAGCTTCTGCTAATTTTTCAGATGAAATAAGGACAGTGGTAGAAAGTCATGTTCTCGAAAGAAATAAGCATTGGACAAAGTTTCCAACACTTGAAATGAAGCACGTCCCGCCTGAGGGCGGCATGAAAGGTATAAACGAGCTTCTTTATGATTGGCAATCTGGTTCTGCTCCTGTGTCTGGATTACAATCAGAACATTCTTTCTGGTGGAAAAACAGAGCTGAACGAACCATTCCAGCGAATTCTAGCGGAAACCCCAGCGTTGATTTGGACAGAACAAGAATTTTAGATGTTCATTTGAACACATTGAATAGAAGTTTTACAACTTCTGTTAGATTTAATGTCGCACAACAGGAATCTTTGTCTGGGCTGATAGAAGACCCGATAAAAGTACAAAATATAAAGAATAGTCGTTCTTTGTTTTATACATCCGCTTCAGTTCGTGATGTGCATATTCCGCTTGGAAATTATGATAAAGATTATCAAATTATCCAGACGTCTGGACGTTCTTCTAACAATCGATATTTGACAAAAACACAAGGAACACAATCGCTTCCGCTTCAATCACCATTGTCTGGTGGAGTGCAATTTGAATTGCCAGACAGAAGCGCTTACATATCGGAACATGTTTTTGTCGAAAGATTTTCTTCGCCAGGCGAAGAAAAGACAATGTCTAGAGGCTATTTGGACAGGACGGCAGAAGAATATTCGGTGTATAATAATTTGAATTTCAGAAATTCTTTTGTAAGAAACAGATTAAATTTAGATGAATCAACTCACGCTGGACAATTTGGAGTTCACTCAACTGCTTCTTCTTTTGCAAATTATCACAAAGTAAACAGAAATACGTTGCGGAGAATAGAAGAGATTAGTGAAAACAATTTCGCAACAGCATCTAATTTTGATAATGCATTTTTGCAACGAGCAATTCCGCAAAGTGAATTACAATATCAATGGATAACTTCTTCTGCAAATATTGAAACTTCTCCTTTGGGATATACAAATGATTTTTATATTCCATCGGGAATGACGTCTATAAAGCCAACTGGAATAGAATTTGTTTCTGCAAGTTCAGTTACAGCGAATGGAATTAATGTAGATTTTGTTGGATTAAATAATCTTATTTATGACCCACTATCAACTACCACTAATACACTAAGTGCGTCTGACGGAGAATATAGAAATACCGAATTAGGAACAATTGATTCGCACCAAGTTTTGAATAGTTTATTGGTGCACAGAGATGGTTCATATCAATATCCAACTTGGAAACAAGTTAGAGTTGGTGAGCATCCAATTGTTCGCGCACACAAAAAAGAAAATACCATTTCAGTAATGGACCCAGTGAAAAGTAGAGATTTTCTAACTCCTTCTGGCAATAGAGTTGTTTATCGTGACAGAAGATCAGATACATTTACAAACTACAATGAACCAGCAATTGTTACAAGATATAAACCAATAATTCATACACTGAATGTAAAAGGTAGCCCAAACCCAGTTCAACTGAGACATACATTTGCAAATAATATTTCAATGTATACGAACCCACAAATCAATAATCAACTTGGTTTAACGAAATGTGATGACCAATTGTATGACAGATTGAAAGAAATGTATCTTGATTCTGATCAAACAGATTTGGAAAATCCTATCAATGGCTTGATGGCAATTAACTATCGAGAAGTTGTTTATCCAAAAGAAGTTAACACTGGGAAGAGCGTGATACGCGGCAGAATAAATTATGCCGAAAGTGCGCCTGTTGAATATTTGTCTGGGACAACAGAAGATTTTCAAGGCTCATGGGACGGATTTTCTGTTGCTGACTATTCTTCAAACGGAGTCGATAGGGGTCCGCTAGAAAGAAGAACATTTTGGAGAAATAATGCGAAAGATAGGATTAGACATTTATTACCAGCATCAGAAAATTCTGGAACGTATGCTACAACTATAAACAATTCGCAGGGATTTAAAGATGGTCGCTCTAATAGTGTGTGGCCTTTTGGAGCTGAACTTTATCATTCGACAAGTTATTCGTCTTTTGATTCTTCTACTTTTATTCCATATTATTATTTGAATAATGATTTCGGAGAACTAAATCAATTTCACGATTCTCGTTTTGGAGATAATCCGTTCGCTCCACTAAGTGGTTTTTTTGGTTTTGGAAATTCGTCGTCTGCTAATTACGAACCTCTTCGTTATTGGTATTCATATCCAACAGCATCTGCAATGTATTATTATCCATTTTGTGGATACGACGGACCAGTTGATCTTGGATCTTTTGATAGTGTGCTTGCTCATGAACTTGGTTTAAGATATAAAACTCCTTCTCTTTCTGGTAAGAACCCATGGTATGACAATTATAATGAATATTTTAGTGATATTAAACAACATTCGCAAGATTATTCTATTTTGCCAGAGTTTAATATCACTAAAAATATCGAATATTATGTTGAACAACAGGGTGGAAATTTTCGAAAAGAAAATGACAAATATTTGAGCAATCAAGGAGCATTCATAACACAAAGTTCCGATTCAGAACATTCTGGATTTGATGAAAATTTTTTCAAAATATATTCACATTCTGATTTTATGAAGTATTTTGATGGAGTTATAGAAGATCATCAAAATATTGATTTGGCAGTTAGAAATATTTCATTAACTTGCAAGGGGATAAAAAAACTACTTCCATATAATGGATTTTATCCAATAACAAGAACGTTGCAATTGGCAAACTTGTTTTCTCAATCTGTGGCACCATATATAGGTGGAATAGCTTGGAAAGATGGAAAACAAAGTGGTTCTTTGGTTGCGTTACCATCTGGAGCACTAGCGGTGCAATCGATGTTGCAACCATTTTTTGCACCTGGAATTTTATATAACACTATAAAATCTGGAATTGCTGTTGATTGGCCAGTGATTACTGGTTCGGCATATGAGGACTCGTTGTCTGACATGTCTAATACGTCATATGGAAATCTTGTAGTTCCTCCAAATTACAGACTCTCGTTCGAAACTTTGGTTGATCTGAAAAATGGAAATGGAGGTGGAGGAATTCCATTATCTTCTTCAAATGGAGAATCGGCAATATATTTTCTGCACCCAGGTGCTTCGTCATCGGCTAATTCAGTATCTTATCACTCTTCAAGATTTCCATATTTTGATTGGAATGGAAATAAATCTCCACTATACGAGATGTCGATGCATAACTTTTTGGCCGAAACTATCGACTTTTTTTTAAAAAACAGTACATTAAAGACATTTTCTTCTTTACCCGAAAGTAAAATACTTGGATCGTTTCGTTCTGGTTCTTCATATTTTATGGACGTTTCGTTATATAAAACAAAAGATATATCAATGATGGAATCTTATTTTAATGAAGATAATAAAAGGAATCGATCGTGGTCATTGGTGTCATATAGTGCGTCGTATAATGGAGTTTATTTTGGACCAGAATACAAGATGACAGATTTTGTTATTGGAGCAGCTCCTCCTCTTGCAATAGTTGATCGTTTTAATCAGTTTATTCACAATGCTGATCCTAGTTTTGCGCCGAATACTCCACCGTATTTTTATGGTAAGTCTACGGCAAGAATTAGATATGACTCGGATGGAACAGAAAATCAATTGGGAACAATTTCTAAAATTGTTTCAAAGATTAGAAGTAATGTTTCTTACGACAACAGAGAATTGTTTAATAGATTTATGGAATTCGATAATACAACTTCCTCTGTTGAAACTAGAGCGGCTTGGCAAGGTAGAATGAATTTATCTTCTTCGATTAATTTATTTGACATAACTCGAGTTAAAAAAATAGAATATGATATTGGAGGCAGTTTATTAAAAGGTGACAAATTTTTAGCTCAAAAGGCAATCGATTCAGACAACACAAGTTTTGATACTTGGACTATTGGTTCCAAATTCGAGTGTCCAATATTAAATTTTAAAGGTGCCAATAGTGGAACAAACAATTATTTTGCGTATGAGATAAATGGTCCTGGAGGTGGTACTAGAAGAACATATCGTTTAGGAAACGGCATGTGGTCTGGTTATGGAGATTTTTGTACTGGTTCGACTGGAATATTTTTATCTCTTGAGGAAAGTTTCCCTAATTTGTCCGAAGAACAAAAACAATTGACTGGGAGTTTAATACAAGCTCTTGGTTTCAAAACGTCACCTCAAAAACTTGGCGAAATTGCTGATTCAAAAGAAATTTCTGAAGCTGTTGTTGCAATTCCATTTGTTGACACTCCATCAAGTGCTAATGGGTTTGCTTCTACGGTCCGTGTTATGGGTAGGAACTTTTTTGCAATCGATAAAGATAATTTTAATAGACAAAAATCTAGAAAAGAAAGAGGTGAACCAGCAATTCCACGTGGGGCAGAAGCAGGAGATGTTGAAATTATTGATACATCAATTTCAACTTTGTCACAACAAATGACAAAATATGTTATTCCGCCTGAAATGAATTTTATAAAATATGATGATATCCCTCCGTTTATTATGTATATTTTTGAATTTAAACATATCTTAGATAAGCGAGATCTTGCTGATATTTGGCAAGGAGTTATGCCAAAAATTGCAATGACGGCAGAAAAAGATGAAGTAACAATATCTCACGGAGTAAATCGATGGGAATTTTTCGAAGGAAAGAAGTTACCACCAAAAGTTAGATGGATGGTGTTCAAAATAAAGAAACAGGCAAAAGTAAATTATTTTGAAAAGACGGCCGATTCTAGAGACGACGATAGATTTAAATTTGATTTCAAGGTCGGGACGAAGGCGCCAGATTATTCAAGTAATTATCCATACGATTTCTTTTCGTTGGTTGAACTAGCGCAACTTGAAGCAGAAATTTCGATTGCGCCTTTGCTCCAGGTTGAAACTATTCCATTGCATCTTGAGGGCAAACTTCCAGAACAAGTTTTGTTTACTTCTAATAGAACTGTCGCGCCTGTTCAATTAACTTCTTTTGCGCCCACACTTACAGGTGTAAATCAGCAAGAGCGTGCACAATCACTAGAACTTGCACAAATTGGTTCTGCTGTTGCTGGAAAATCAAATAAAAATGCCGTTACGGCAAAGCCAATAATAAGAGCAACTGTTTTTGGAACTAAAAAATAGTTATAGATATGAAATCTGGAATATATAAAATAAGAAATCTTGTTAATGGAAAGATTTATGTTGGCAGTGCGGTTGATTTTGACAAAAGAAAACGTGAACATTTTAATTTATTAAAAAACAACAAGCACGTTAATAAACATCTTCAAAGCTCTTGGAATTTAAACGGAGAAGATAGTTTCTTGTTCGAAATAATAGAAGAAGTCCATGACAAAGAAAATCTTATCGAAAGAGAGCAATGTTATATTGATATTTTAAAGCCATCGTATAATATTTGTAGGATTGCAGGAAGTAATTTAGGACTTAGACTATCAGATGAAGCAAAACGGAAAATGTCTGAGGCGAAAAAAGGCGAAAAAAGTGTTTGGTTTGGCAAGCATCTTTCTGAAGAAACCAGACAAAAAATGTCTGAGGCGAGTAAAGGCGAAAAACATCCTAATTTTGGTAAAACATTTTCCGAAGAAACAAAAAGGAAAATGTCTGAGTCTAAAAAAGGTGAAAAACATCCTAATTTTGGTAAACACCTTTCTGAAGAACATAGACAAAAATTGTCTGAGGCGAAAAAAGGTGAGAAACATCCTTTTTATGGTAAACACCTTTCTGAAGAAACTAAACAGAAAATGTCTGAGGCGAAAAAAGGTAAACGTCCATCAGAAGAACATAGACAGAAATTATCTGAGGCGAAAAAAGGTGAGAAACATTATAATTTTGGCAAACACCACTCCGAAGAGTCTAGACAAAAAATGTCTGAGTCACAAAAAGGTGAGAAATCATCAAGCGCAAAACTTACGTGGGAAAAAGTTAACGAAATAAGAAAAAAGTATAAAACTGGAAAATTTTCTTATGCAAAATTAGCAAAAGAATATGGCGTTTCGCCGTCGGCCGTTCAATATATAATTGAAAATAGAAGTTGGAAAAAATAATTTTTATGTTAAAAGTGCATATAATGTGACTATAAATTTTGGAAAGACGAAGAGTATGTTTTTGGAAATATAAAGAGTAAATAAAATGACTTTATTTCTAAATTTTAAAGAGAGTGTTCTCAATTTTCAGCTTACATCTTACGGTAAGTATTTGCTAAGTATTGGCAAATTACAACCAGATTATTATGCTTTTTTTGATAATGGTGTAATGTACGATAGCGCTTATTCGGGAATTGTTGAAGAGGTTCAAAACGATGTTCACGGCAGAATAAAAGAATCTCCTCAACTTGAAATACAATCTTCGTTTAAAGGCGCTGAAACAGAAATAAATAAAATAAATCAATTTATTAGAGCTGGAGGAGCTGACTCTGATGGTAGGTTTAATGAATTTGGTTCTAAAAAAATTCAACCAACACCCGAACGACATTATTCACTGACATCGCCACTTGGCACAATTTCTTTGGAAAGTTTTAGTCCGCCAGCGTGGTCTATTCGGGTATTTAAGGGTAATATTATGGGTGCGGTGGCTTATCAAGAAAGCGATTTTACAACATTGAAAATTCCACAATTGACAATGGATTCGATAGATTATACCACCGAGACTAAAAAACTTTCAGCAGAAGAACAATTTTTTACTCAAACTGATTTAGGTCTTTTGGTTAATCATTTTAAAGATGGCTCGTATATAGACGTGAATGAAGATGATTTGGTTATTGAAGTAAACGAATTAAATACAGTTTTTGGGAATGACAATTTTGAAATAGAAGTGTTTGAGGTTCAAGAAGAGATTGTTTCGGGGATTACAAAAGAAAATTTGATACCTATGTATTTTGCAACGAAGAAAAAAGAACTCGTTAAAAACGATATTTTACTTGATGAAGATTTGACAACTGCAACAGAGAATATTGATACTTCTTCAGTTGAATATTTTTTAGAAGTTCTTGTCGACGACGAGGTTGAAGATGAAGAAATTGAGCCAATCATCAGAAACCTTTACGTGAGTGATGTACGCGAAGAAGAGGTGAAGCCGTGCTGAGGGAGGGTTGTAAATAGATGGTTTTACTAAATCAAGATCAATTGTTGGGAACGTTGATTCCAGACGTGTATATTTCGAAAATAATTCTTGAAAGTTCTGGCGAAACGGAAAAGTCAAAAGAGGATAATCCTCATATTGATATTGGCAAGAAACCAATACAAGTAGCAAATCCATCAACTGGGTTTAGAAATTTTCAGCGATTAGTGTCAGATTTAACTAATAAAAACGACACATCAGATAAATTATTGGTCACAGTTGAACTTGTATTAAAAGAAAAATTTGATAATGGACTTGTTGGAACTTGGTTCAAGAATGAGGATTTTAAGAAGTATATTCGATTAAAGGTTATTCAAAGCACTAAATCAACTCTTACTGAAATGGCAACTCGCGATAAAAATGTTTTATTTGTTGTATCAAAAATTGACGCATTTAAAATGAAAAAATCCATTAGGGATAAAACTATCAACGATATGGCTTTTAGTTTTAAAGCAATAAATTTAGATGATTTAAATAATAAATTGTCTTCCGATATTGAATCGAAAGTCCTGAACGTAAAGGATGATATTGTTGGAGATAAAACCAATCTTACGCAACACTATACCGACGTCGATGAAAATGGCAATACGATAGTAACGTTTGTTTTTAGAACAAAATTCGAATTGAATAGCCGTTCACCAGAACATTTAACTTATTTTGCATTTTCTTATTTGGATTTAAAACAATTAGCATTAGATTATGGATTTAAATTAGATTCTAGGATATTTCGTGAACCGATTGGCAAAGTTGTGTCAGATGTTGTTTTTGAAAATGCTTCTCTTGTTGGTGAAAGTTTTGTTTATGTTGATGATAGTGGTGCTATTTGGGTTGGTGCAATTGATGAAATGGCTAATGGCAAATCGTTTGGTATAACAAAAGATGGGTCAAGGTTAATTCTTCATCGTATAATGGTTGGAAATTCAAAGATACAAGATTTTCGAAACTTTGATGAATTAGAAAAACTAAATTTAGATTTTTCTATTATTGAAAATGAACTTGCGCGTGCGAAGTTGGACAGTCCAAGAAAAGACTTACTCAACATAAAAATGGTGGATTCTCTCTTTTCGGATTTGCATTTAGCAAGAGACGATGTTGGAAATAGCAGATTTTTCTTTTCTATAAATTATAGAAAAACATTGGAAACAAATGCCGCTTATGGAAAATTATTCTCTAATGATGTTACAGCTAAAGCAGCAATGGAAGATTCGTATATTGTTTCAATGAAAATGCTTCGTCGAAGAGTAAAAGGAAGTCCAGAAGCTGGGTCGTCGGCAGATGTTACGCAATTATTTGACGAAAATCAAATTGATGAAACGGTTGGTTTATCTGGAGAAAAATCGTTTAAAACTTTTGTAACAAAAAATGATAATTCATTTTCTCTGAGAGAAATTCCGCAATTATTCACTTCGGGTGTTGATAAAGTTCAAGATTTATCTGGTGTTAGACATTTTACTGGTGTGGATAAAATTATGCCATCAATTACTGATGGTTATTATGTTTATGGCGTCGAAGTGGAAGTAAAAGACTCTTCGTACGACTTTATTCAGAATAGAATCGTAGAATTGAAAAACGCCAAATTAGTATTAGAAAGATATTATAACGAAGGCATAAAGATAGAATCAACACAAACAATAGTCTCTAACAATAATCCACACATAGATTTTCCAGGTGAAACAAAAATTGATCAAAAATCATTGATTGCAGGTAATTTTAATCCTTTTTTAAATCGGTTTACGCAAAGGTTTATCAATGACCAAATTAAAAAATATGGTTTGGAAGATGCCACTGCAACTCCGTGGGGATTCGCCGTAAGAACATATATGAATATGTTAAAGTTATTTGCTAACGATATCGAAAATATTCCATTCAATAAATTAGAAAAATCATTATTCTATTTTACACATCCTGCTACGGGCAATCCATCTGGAATTGCAAAATTAATCAAGTTGATGGAAACATTAGAAGTTGGATTGTCTAGTGCCATTGGTGGAAGTTCGGTCAGTGGTGCAATTCCAACTAAGTTCGCAACTAAATCAATTTCAGCGCTAGGGATGAAATCAGATTCTTCTACGAGAAGTGTTGATATTTCTCGAAAAAACAAATCTACAACAAAAACATTTAAGGTTGTAAAATTTTTTAATAATTTTTTTGACAGTAACATTTCGAAATCGATTGGTTACGATTTCTTAAATATCGAAGAGCATAAAGATACATTTTCTGGACTAAAAGTTTTAACTGGGGATGAATATGGAGTAAGAGTAGAAAGAGAAATAAATCATTTTTTCGTTCAAGAAAATCAAACAAGACCAGACATTAATATAAAATTAAAAGATCAACAATATACGTCGAACGATAACGTAGATAGCACAAGTTACTCTTTTTTGACCCCAGCGAGAATTAGGTTCGGATTAACTCACGATATAGTTCGTTTAGGAAATTCTCCAACACCGTTGGTTGATAAAACACAATTGGCGCTTTTCGAAGTTAATGCCAAATCGTATAATACATTTATTGGGATGTCAAAAAAACAATCTGTCGATAGTAAAAAGTCTACATCAGATAAGAATTTTCATTCTGTTGCCAATGCAAGTTATGAACTTTTGTCTAGATTAAACGTAGAACCGATAGTTTCAGTTAACAGAAAATTGGTTCCGTTGTCTAGTTTGGTTTTAGAGAGAAGTATTCCTAGAGTGCCAGCAACGGTTGATCCAATCGTAGATGACAATTCTATTTGCGATAGGAGCGACAAAGAAGGAAACAACAAGGCGGACAATAATACTAATCCAACTCCAATAATGATAGGGCTTATCCAAAGATTGGAAGCTAAAAATTTCAATCAAAAAGGATTATCAAAGAAAGGTTTATCTTTTTCTTCAAATAGAAGAACTGCAAGCGGTGAGCAACAAAGTATAAAAATGTTTGATTTGGCATCAAATGATTGTTTAATAAACAAAGTCATTCAAGGTAAAAAACTTCATTCGGCAGAATCATTTTTTCAAGGAGAATCTCATAACACAAATATCATGGAAGCGATGACTAAGTTACCGAATCAAATAAAGTCGCTTTATTTAGCGAGAACTTCTCCACAAATTGTAAGAAAAAACGCTTTCAAGTTTGATACGGATATAATGAAGGACCCAGCCGAGAAAGCAGAATTTAGATTGAATTATCAAATGATAAATACGGTTCAAGTTTTTAGTGGTTATAAAATATCTGTCGATGGAAATTTATTATTGAAAGAGCCAATTTGGATTCCTCTAACATTATTTTTATATAATCAATCTACAAATGGTGTGCTAATGTGCCGCTTGAAGCCATATGAAAATAAAGTCGTAGGTATTGTTCGTGATAACAGTTTGGAATTACCACATTATGATGAATATTTTATTCTTACGCCAAAAAGAGATGCGATTGGAATAGGACTCTCGATGACTGAAAAGCGACCTTCGTTGAATGTTACATTGACGAATTTATTGCCGCTGTCGGGTAAAGTTACTGATGTTGCAAATAGAGGCGATATTAGAAATGAGATTGATTTTGCGATTGGAGCCAACACTGTTCATTTAAATGAACATATCATCAAACAATCGCAACAATTGGGTAGTGTTGATCAATTACGTAATCAATTAGGTAGTACAATATCGCTGAGCACAAATCCTGTAGTATTTGATATGACATACGAGAATCGAGCGCAATCAGTTGTTCGAACGGAATATATGTCTTCTGCTGTCGTTTCTGACAACGCTAATATTGTTGACGGAGTAGAATCGGATGTTTCTTTTGGTCGAGCTCGCGCTGAGGGAGGAATTCTAAGATAATGGATAAAATTACCAAGATAGATACTAGCGTCCAGTTAAGAACTATTCCATTTAATATAAGGCCGAATTATAATTTTCTTTTTGCGGCTGGCAAATCTAAACAAATTATAAACGATGAACTCTTTTCAGGTAAAAAAGAAGAGACTTCGAATGAGAACCGTGTAAATACTCCAGTTCCAGTTAAAGATTTTCTTAGAGCAAGAGGCAGCGTGTATTGGACGTTTTCGGGAAATTCGTTTTTATTGCAAAACATTTCTAAAACGAAATCGGCGTACGAAATAAATGTTGAAGATAAAATTGTTTCACTGGAAGACGATGAAGACAATAAAGGTATTTTTAACGAGACAACTCAAAAACTAACGTTGACAGCGAACAAATATTTGTTCACATACAATCCAGGAAATCCTTTAGTAAAAACATCTACATACAATCCAGAATATTGGAAATCTTTTATCATTAATATTTCGGAACCATTGACCGTTACGGCTTCTCCACTTTTGTTGACGGAAGCGTTAACGGATGTAACGTTATCGCCAGTTGATATTAGACAACAATCGATTACGTTTTCTAGTATAACTCGTAATGTTGATTTGGTACATGATAATGAAATATTATCGCATCAGAAAAGAGAAGAAGATAATAAAAAAATAGCGCTATTGCAAAATGGTGGCTTCGTTGATAGACATCAATTGTCGTTTATCACTCCGTTGATTCAATCACGAACTAATTCTACGATTTCTGAGACAGAAGTCCAAGGTTCAGTTGCTAATGCCGTCGTACAACAAAATCAACAAACTCAAAACATTACTGCACCTGGAATTGTTAATATTCAATCCGCACAAGATACTCGTGCTTTGGCTGGTACTTTCGTTCAAGCCATCGATAACCAAAATCAGCAACAACAAGAGGCGTCTGGCGTTCGAGTTTCACGACTTCTACCTCCTCCATCGTTTAATGTTGTACCAACAATACAGCCAGACATGATTTATTATGACCATGTTTTTGAAATGAATGTCCCATACGATAAAAAGATTTTGGATAGCCTTAGCTTGCCAATCAAGGCTTTATATGCTGATATTAGACCAACATATAATTTTTATATAAAAGATTATGAAAATGTAACAAATAATGTAAATATCAAAGAACAGATTCTTCCAAGTATGTATACTTTTTGTACTGAGTTACAAAATGAAAATACAGACGCGAAGAATACTATTTTTCAACAACACATAACTTTAGCTGGAATAATAAAGGATGAGTTTGTTGATGTAACAAATAATAGGGGACAGAAGATTGGCGAGAAAGATAAAGGACAATATTTTGATAAGTTTTCACAAGCGTTACCAGAAATGTTGAGAACTAAAGTAACTGAAGAGAACTTCCTTCGTAGAAGATTTACAAATCAAATAGCGCCAATTGATAATATACAATTATTTAAAGAGTTTAATGAAAAAAGAGAACTATTCCCAATGTATTGGGATACGACATTTTCGACTGATAATTCAACACAATTCGCAAAAGTATTTGAGGATACAAAGTTTTTTAGTTTATTTATAAGAGATTTTATTGAAAATACAATTCCAACAGAAGAATTGATAGCTAGAGAAACATTGTCGGAAATCGTACAGTCCGAAGCTGCGCTTGAGCAATCTTTAACTTCGGATAAAAAGATTTTTAAATCTTGGGACGTTGTCCAATGGTTAGAAAAACTGAGCGATGATCCGCTAAGAACTTTTTCGACTTTGCAAGAAGGAGTGTTTCTTGGTTCTTTAAATAAAGAAATAGATATTACTTCAAATTCTCAATATGATTTATACAGAAGTCTTTTGTTTATAATTTTTATTGGCAAGATTAAAGAAATAATAAACAACAACCTTCGTTCTTTTGACGACATAAAAAATGGTAGAGTTGCGTATTCTGAAACTTTGTTTTATAGGATAGAAAAAAGAGATGGCAGTGCAGGAGAAGTAATACAGAATTTTTATTTGCCAAACTCTTCTGATGTTGATTTGTATCGTTTTATTGATACACAAGTAAAATATAATAAGCAATACAATTACAAAATTTATGCTTATCAAATGGTCCTAGGAAACAAGTATCGATATCAATTTGACAGCATTACAGACGACACTGCAACAATTTATTTTGTCAATTCTCCATCGTTAAAACTGATTGAAGTTTTATATCATGATTTTACTGGAAGAATTTTAGATAGACCGCCAGTTCCTCCAGATGTAATGACAATTCCATATAAAGGCATTAACAACCAAATTTTATTTTTCATGAACAGTGGGGTTGGCGAGTATAAACTTCATCCAATAATTTTAGAACCGAAAGACGAAGAAGTA